TTTACTTGGGGTGGTTAGTAACTATTTTCTTCTATCTGGCGCTCTTTAAGCAAAAGTTCGGCAAGCTTCATGCTCAGTTCTTCTCTTTTCTTTCTAAAACCACTCACACAAAGACCGCTTTTCTCTGTTCTATTTATCTTCATGTCTACAAGAGAGATTTCATTAAGAATACTATCGCTTTCCTTGAGCGTTGTGACCGTTATGGTTCGGACGACTGTTTCGATGATGAAGCTCTTATTGCACGACGTGCAGTGCCATTTAGCCCCCTCATACGCCTCATTGAGCTCGCCATCCCCCTCGTTCTCATACAAGCAATGGGGGCAGACAATCTTTCCTTCATGCTCCTGTCTGTAGTTCATCGTGTCTCCTCCAAAGCCCGTTGTTGGTGCCTTAACCGAGCCTTGAGAACTAAACGCTCTTCTACTTCTTCTGGCGTTAGGACATCGCGCTGTTCAATCAGATCAAGAAGAAGATGTGTATGAGCTATCCGTTCCTTTAAGGCTGCTAGATCACTCATCATCCCATCACCCTCTCGTCTTGGCTCAGCTTGCGGGATGTGTCTTTGCCCTGCCAGTAACGGTCTGCTGCGCTTCCTGCTTCTCGTTGATCCTCCAGAAAGCTTTGAAGGCCGGGGATCGCGTCTTCATCCAGAATGGTGGCCGCAAGTTCGAAATGCTCTGCTTTGGCTATGTCGTCCGTATTGCGGCTCACTCGGCCTATGATCCGGCTAAGGTTCTCAAAATATGCCTGAACCGCTGTTAGCACCTTGATCTGAGACCAGAGATCGTTGCTTTTGCGGTGTAGTCCTAGGAGAATACGTCCTAGCTCAAGGGCCTTCTCATCTGGTGTGATGGGAACGAGGACTGCGCCCTGCTGTGGCTGCGCTACTGCGTGTAGGTGGATCATTGCGCCGCCTCCTGATGGAACAGGATCGTGCCAAGCTCAACGAGGCCGATGCAGTGCTCCGAGAGCAGAGTTTGTTGATCCGGTGTCAAATGGCCAAGGGATAGCCCTTTGCGCAGCAGGTCTTTCCCCTGCTTGGCGAGAAGACTGCCATATTCTTGCAGCTCTTCTTCTTGCTGCATTGTAAGAGCATTCGTGTCTCTCATCTTACCCTCCTCCTACGCCCCGACGTGGGGCGTTTCGTTCGGTATGAGGATAATATGTCTCCCAAAGAGACTTATTGCAATAGAAAAAATGTCTCTTTGGGAGAATTTATGCTAGAACGAATTTTCTAAGGGATATTAGGCGTCTTTTGAGGGGTTTCTTCATGTGCAGAAAAGATTTTCCCGCCTCGTCCCGCTATTCTCAAAGCAAGACCAGTCATAAGGTCAAGACGCTCCGCCTCGCTTATGAGGCGCCAGATGTCAATAAGACGCCTCTCATCCGGCTCATGGATGATATACTTTTCAGACTCGTTGTCCGAACTCGAAGAGAGACCACACAAGAAATCGAGAGAGACGTTATAAAGCTGGGACAGCGCGATAAGCGTTTCTAACGACCCAGTTTTCTTGCCTGATTCAATATCAGACAAAAAAGCGCGGCTTTTGCCGAGAGCCGCGCCCGCTTCATCTTGCGTAAGGTGAGCTTCCTTACGTGCTTTTCTCAAGCGATCACGATTTAATCCAGTCATCGTTACTTCCTAGCAAAACTAAAAAAAACGATGGTCTCCTATCGAGACATTCTTGCAAAATACTTTTTCGTCTCTATAAGAGACTTATGACTCCAATAAAGCAAATCATCCGCGCCTGCGGAGGGTGCGCAAAAATGTCACGACAATTAGGACATCGAACGCACACTTCAGTCCTCAAATGGAAGAGAGTCCCCGCGCATCACGTCATTGCAGTGGAAGCCCTCACCGGCATCCCCCGCGAGCAGCTGCGCCCTGACCTGTATCCGCCGCGCCGTCCAACGCGGCGCAACCACCCCACCCCCACACAACACCAGAAGGAGACACGGGTATGAATAAGACACCTATGCTTCATCTCAGAAGGGCTTATTCCGCTCTTATTGGGAAAGGGAATCCGGGGCTACTCTTCACAGTCGACGATGAAAAAATGCCTCCTGAACAATCGCGCTTGTATGCTCCGCTTTACAGCGCAGAGAACGCGTTCATTGGGACGCTAGAGCTTCACAAATCAAGCAGCAGCAACCCCGCTCATTATTGGGTTTCTGCCTTAATTGGCCCCAACGAAGCGCTTCCTCATAACTTTCCGCATGTCCGTTTATCAATCGGCGATCAGACGATTTTTGTGATTAATGCAAGGACGTCTGAAGAATGAGACAAGCCACTTTTAATCAATTCCATACAAACGGCTTTCATCCCGTCAGCTGGGAGATTTTTCAATGTAGAGCGAAGCTTACTCTTAAGGCTCTCGTCTCCTTTGGTTGCACTGATGACTTCCATAAGAAGGTCTCTGATGCGCTCGTTGTCCAGAATGATCGGGACAGTGCTCAAAATACGGCCAAGACCACCATCTTCAAGAAGTCTGTCATATCCTTGAGCCGTCAGGGTTACTCTGGACATTTCCCACCTTTCATCGCCGGTTTCTTGTTCTTTTTCCCAAAGCCGAAACTTCGCTTGCACAAGACCGTATTCTTTCAAATACGCCACGTTCCGCACCAAAACTTTGGCGTCAAGTCCGGTCTTGCTTTGAAGATCATGGCTCTCAGTAGACGCTGGGTAGTCTTCAGCCAAAACTCTCAAAATAAGAGACCATCTCTCTACGGTAATGGGGCTCTCGAAAACCTCATACATATTGTTGTTCCTCTTTCCACATGCTTTTCACATCTAATCTATAAGGAGAGCCGGGCATGAGCATCAATGCACGAACGGAATGCCCCGACTACGACACACTCTCTGAGCAAGCGCGTCTCGACTTACTCAAGTTTGCCACTCAAACGGTCATAGACCACTCTCCCAGCGATAAAATTACTCATGAGACAATGGAAGGATTTTATTCCTTTCTATGCAGGTTGGCACGCGGAGAAGACTTACGATCTGAAGTTTCGTCTCATAAAGAAACCGACGAAGATAAATACGAAGACCGCACTGAAACGAGAGAAGAAGTCGTAGCACAGACCGCTTTTGAGCTGTCCGTTGGCGAGCTTTTGCAAATTATCAAAGGCTTCCCATCTGCTGCGCTAAAAGAACGTGCCATCTACGAACTCAAGCGCCGCTGTGGTGAAGGTGAGAGCGTGCATGTGAAGGAGCGTGTGTGATGGACGTATTACGCGCTTTCTCACTCTGGACACTGACGATCTCGCTACTGATGCCCATCAGTCTGGTGTCGCTTTGGGTGTCTTGCTTCTTACTGCGTGAATGCATCGCTCTCTTTTCTCGCGGCTACCATAGAGGAGGCTTCTAATGGCAGGCTCTGTGAACAAGGTCGTTCTGGTCGGCAACCTTGGCCGCGATCCAGAGATCCGTCACACGCAATCTGGTGTGAAGATCGCCAATCTAACGGTGGCGACGAGCGAAAACTGGACGGACAAGAAAACCGGCGAAAAGCACGAAAAGACTGAATGGCACCGTGTCGTGATCTTCAACGAGCGCACGGCGGATGTGGCCGAACGCTTCTTACGAAAAGGCAGCAAGGTCTATCTCGAAGGCGAACTTCAGACACGCAAATGGACAGATCAACAGGGCATGGAACGCTACACGACAGAGGTCGTTCTAAAGGCGTTCCGTGGTAATCTTGTGATGCTCGACAGCAAGTCTGACCGCGAGCCTTCCCAGCAGAAACAGACCGCTCAAAGCCAGTCCTACAGCTCGCAGCGTTCCATGTCTGACGTGGACGCAAGCCAAGACTCACTCAACGATGAGATTCCGTTCTGAAAGCACACATCATGACCGATACACACACAACAGGCGGCATTGCTGCTGATCGTCTGCGCTCCATTGTTGAACGCGTCGAACGCCTTGAAGAAGAGCGTAAGGCGCTTGGCTCTGACATTCGCGACATCTTCACAGAAGCAAAGTCAGCAGGCTTTGACGTGAAAGTCATTAAGGAAATCATCAAAATTCGCAAGCAAGAGCCCGCTGAGGTGGAAGAGCAAGAACAGCTTCTCGACATCTACCGCCGTGCGTTGGGGGTGTGACATGCTGCGTCTTTTCTTCCCATACGTCCGTAAACTGCACCGTGAGCTTGCTCAAGAGCGCCGACACAACAAGGCGCTGCAAGAAACCTGCGCCGACCTGCGCAACCATCAGGAGCGCTTATGCTCTGATCTGCGCCATTTACGGAAACAGATTTGGCACCTTGAGGGCAAGAACAACCGTGCCTTCGCTCTCGTTACGAACCTCAGAAAGCAGCTCGCCTCAATGGGCGCCGCATCACCACAACGCAAACGCGATGAGCATGGGAGGTTTATGCAATGAATGACGCCCATAACCCATATGCCATTATCCAATGGGCAACCGAGCTCCCAATCAAGCATGGTGCGAAAAGCGTGCTCGTGGCTCTCATTACGTTTGCGGACAATCAAACAGGTCGTTGCTATCCAACGGTTCAGCAGCTCTCTGCACGCTCATCTCTTAAAGAGCGAGCCGTCCAGAATGCACTAAAAGAACTCGTAGCCGCTGGCATTATTACAAGAACGATTGAAAGTGGGAAAAGCGCTCAATACGCGGTTCAATTCAATGCCAATGTAAAGCCAGAAACCCCCGCATATAATGCACCCCGCACTAAATGCACCCCCGCATATAATGCACCTAACCACCGCACTAAATGCGGGGGAACCCCCGCAGATAATGCACCCAAACTAACCAATATAACTAACCAAAAAACTATACCCCCCTATAGTCCCCCCAAGGCTTCAAAGCCTCGTTCAAAGCCGAAACAGGAATTTGCTTTGCCCGATTGGGTTCCTTCCGAAGCATGGAACGGCTGGCTGGAGATGCGGCGGTCGATGAAGAAACCCGCCACAACCCGAGCGATGGAGATCGCCATCAAGCGGCTGGATGAGCTTAGGGCTCAAGGCCAAGACCCCGGACAGGTGCTGGACAACTGCACGCTTCAGGGCTGGCAGGGGATTTACCCGCTCAAAAACAGCCGCCCTCATAGCCAGCAGGCTGCCCCTCGAATGAGCGAAAGCGAACGCAACCGCAACATCATTTTTGAGGAGATGCGCGCTCAATACCGCAGCCAAGACCACGCCAACAGCGACAGGATTATCTTCCAATGAGCACTGCCAGCCTCACCCACATCACCCTCCCACGGCGCACCATCAGCGTGGCCCTCAGCGAAGCCCTGCATTCCCGACGCTGGGAGCGTTTTGGCGATATGACCATTCGCGGCAAACGCACCGCTAAAACGCCAGCGCTGCACGAGGAAGCCGCGCGCCTTCTAGCGGGTTTGGATGCTGAAGCGTTCACCGCGCCGCCTCTTGAGGCGCGTCAAAAGCTGATCGCGCAATTTGACCAAACACTCGGGGCTCTGGTGGCCAACCCACGCGATCCAGAGAAGCGCGAAGCATGGCGTCTGGCTGTGGAGGCCATCACCGAGGACGTGCCCGCTGGGGCGTGGACGGCTGAGTTCCGGCGGGACGCGCTACGGTCGTTCAAGTTCATGCCCACGCCTGCTGAGTTCTATGAGCTTCTCGACAAGCACGTTCAAGCGCTGCGCAACAAACGCGCAACTCTCTGGCTGTTCGTCAATGAGCCTATCCATGAGCCCGCAAAGCCCCGCACGCCACCAACCGAAGAACAGAAGCGCCATGTGAACGCGATGGTTGCGAGCCTCTTCCCTACACACCGGGAGAAGCGCCATGCGTAACTCAACGGAATTTTCAAGCGCACTGGAGCACTATAGCGACGAACCGAAGAATTCAGACGCTGCTGAGGGCAAAACAAATCGGAACGCAGAAAGCGCTGCTCTGCATCGCTGCTTTGGGGGAGATGTGTGATGCGCTCTGAATTCGCAAAGATGGCACGCGACATCCGCATCGCCCACGGCGACAGGCTGCTAGATACGGCTCGTAAGATGGATACGAAGGCCGCCGTGATCTCCCGTATGGAGCATGGTGGGTATGAAGTCTCTGATAAGATAGTTGAGAGGTTCATTGCCGCTTATGGGCTTGAAAACAACGCCGTGAAGATTAGAGACGCTGCATCTGAGCATAACGATGAGGTGAGAAAGAACTACCCTACACTCCAAGAGCTGATGATCCTAACCCCAGCAGCTATTCAACAGTATCTGGCAGCCAATGGATGGCAGAATCAAGGTTTTGATAGCAAGCACAGCCTTCGTTATGAGCATCCTGAAAAAGGTATGATTATCGCGCCAGCCGACCATACCGTCGCAGATTATCCGCGCATCTCATTGGAACTTCTTAGGCTGCTGTCAGTGCACAACAAAGGCACATGCCGACAGATTTACCAAGACATCCTCAAGCATGATCCTGAGTCTACATCCTCCCAAAAAGCCTCTTATAGCCGCGTGGCTCATGATTGGTATGTAGAGCCAGAACATGCAACGGATCGTCTTCTTGCTGTGGAAAAGCCCTTCTCTGGCGCGGTCTTAGATCCCTGCTGTGGGCAAGGGAATGTCCTCCGGGCATGTGATCGCGCTGGGATAGAAACGGTTGGCAGTGATATCGTTGATCGCGGTATCGACGCACACATTGAGGATTTCAGAGCGGCCATTCCCGCCTTCAAGCCAGCCTCGATCATCTCCAACCCGCCCTTCAATCAGGCGGAAACTTTCGTAAAGATTGCCATAGACCATACGCAAGACCGTGTGTGTCTCTTTCTCCGCGCTGCTTTCCTTGAAGGAATCAAGCGGTCGGCATGGCTCAGGGAAACCCCGCCTGCTCGCGTATGGCATTTCCCCGACCGGATTAGTTGCGTTCCAGGACATTTACTCGGTCAAAAGCAAAAACATAACGGCACCACAGCCTATGCGTGGGTGGTGTGGGAACGCGGTCATTGCGGGCCATACGCTGGCTACTGGCTACCTGAAAAGACAAAAGAACGGAGCGCATCATGAGCAAAACCGCTACAGCCCTTCTCTCAGACGGCCCAACCACAGAACGCACACTCAAGCCAGACTACGAAACGGTCGGCATGGGGAAGCGTAAACGTCGCGTGAAAGCCCGCACGGTGCAGACGCTACACGAAAGCGGCGACATCAGCGGCGAGGCCGTCACTGCCGCCAATCGCTGGCTGGAGGATTATATCTTCTTCAAAGGGGCCTATGCCGATTACCTTAAAGACCCGCTGGATCGGGATTATATCCCCGGCAACATCCACACCTTCGCCGTGGCACGCGGCAAGGCTGCGGCCCGCATTGCTGAGGTAAGAGAAGCACTTGGATTGTGCTCGCATGTTCGGTTGGAAATGCTGCTGGTCGAGGGCATGAGCTTTTCGGCGATTGGGAAGAAATTATGGCCAGCAAAAGAACGTGCGACACAGGCAAAAGCAGCCCGCTCACAGTGTTCCCTTCTTCTTGAGCAGCTCGCCAATTTTTACGTTGAAAAGCATAAAAAAGAAGCCCGTGAAAAAAGGACTTGTACGTGTGTCACAAACGTGGCATGATATTGGCATAGTCGGAAGTCGTGCATCTAATGAGGTGCGCGGCTTTTTTGTTTTAAGCTTTCTCTCTCGAAAATATCATGCCGAACTTCGCCCCTACTCCAGACCCACGGATTAGGCGTGGTCGTATTGTATCTACACGGGGCGGCCTTTGTATCGTGCTAAAACGCCAGAAAGACCGCGTGGCACTCGTGCCGATCCGTAAAGGCCCAGAAAATACCCACCGGGCTGATGTCCACCCATCGTGGATGGATGCGGCGATGCTCGGTCTCAAAACGTGTGACGTGATCCGATGCGCTCCGTTCACGCTGCCTCACCACGTTGTCTATCCCATGTCCTCCATTGTCCCCTCTACCCTCATGACCCGCGTTTGGCACGCAACATGTAAAGAGCTGCAATCTCAACATTGGGAAGATGGGCACGATCAGCGGGTGTGGCGATGAGTAAGAAGCAGACCGGACTTTGATAAAAAATTATGAAAAATCAAAAAAAAACAGTAGGAGGCAAGCGGCCCGGAGCTGGTAGGCCTAAAGGGGCGGTCAATAAAGTTACTGCCAACATTCGCGCACTTGCCCAAGAACACGGCAAGGACGCCTTAGAGATTTTAGTCAAAATCGCCAAAACAGGCGAAAACGAAACGGCCCGCATCTCTGCCGCTAAGGAAATCCTAGACCGCGCATACGGTAAGGCGACCGCTCATCTCGAACATAGCGGCCCGGATGGCGGCCCGATTACTGAAATACGTCACACCATAGTTGACCCAAAAAATGACAGAAACAGCGCCCCTTGATATTCAGACACCGCGTGTTTTTGCGCCGTTGCTCCAGCCTGCGCGTTATAAGGGCGTATGGGGTGGTCGAGGCTCTGGGAAGTCTCACTTCTTTGCTGAATACCTCGTAGCGCAAGCGATGATGCGCCCCGGCCTGCGGGCTGTGTGCATTCGTGAAATCCAGAAGTCACTGAATATGTCGGTCAAGCAGCTCGTGACAGACAAGATCATGGCGCACGGTTTAGCTGACAAGTTCGAGTTGCTCGATAAGGAAATTCGCACACCGGGCGACGGCGTGATTATCTTCCAAGGGATGCAGAACCATACGGCGGACTCGATCAAGTCGCTGGAAGGCTTTGACGTTGCGTGGGTGGAAGAAGCTCAGTCCCTCTCGGCTCATTCGCTCAAGCTGTTGCGTCCGACCATCCGTAAACGCGGTTCTGAAATCTGGTTTAGCTGGAACCCCTCGCACGCTGAAGACCCAGTAGATGCGTTCCTCCGCACAACAGAGGCCGAGGCTGATCCCAAGATTGTCGTGGTGTGCGCGAACTGGTCTGACAATCCGTGGTTCCCTGCTGTTCTCAATGACGAGCGCGAACGTGACCAGAGAGCGCGGCCTGACGAATACGACCATATCTGGGAAGGCGGCTATCAGCAGGTTACTGAAGCGCTGATCTTCCGTCATCGTGTCGAGTATGGCTGCGACTTTGAAGCGCCTGAAGACGCCCGCCTCTATTACGGTGTGGATTGGGGCTTTGCCAAAGACCCTACGGCCATTGTGCGCTGCTTTATCACCGACGATGTGCTCCATATCGACTATGCAGAAGGCGGTGTCGGCGTTGAGATGGACGCTTTGCCTGCCCTGTTCGACAAGGTGCCGGGTTCGCGCTCATGGCCCATCCTCGCTGATTGTGCCCGTCCAGAGACCATCTCCTTCATGGCGAACAAATATGGCTACCGCATTACGGGAGCGAAGAAATGGAAAGGCAGCGTCGAGGACGGCATTGAGCGCCTCAAGGGTTTCCGTGGCATTCGTGTGCATAAACGAGCGGAGAAGATCGCGCGGGAATTTCGCACCTATTCTTACAAGGTGGATCGCCAGACAGAAGCCATCTTACCCAAGATTGAGGACGCCAACAATCACTGGATCGACGCCGTCCGCTATGCCCTCGATGGCCTCATTCAGAACCGCCGCAAGATGCCGGATTTCTCCGCCTTTGCAGGACAGCAGATCGTGCGGCGGTCTTTTGTTTAGCCAAGAAGGGCCTGTTTTGCCTCTATATCGTCTCGCAAGGTCGTTTCCATAGCGTGGCATTGCTGCGACCGTTCGCGAAGGAGCCGCAATACCTCGTCAGTCCACCCCGGAGGAGAACGTCGCTTCCCAGACAGAACGCCCCTGATTCGACTTGAGTCCACCCCAAGGTAATCAGCAAGGTCGCTCTGCCAACGCTGCCCAAAGGCAACCCGGCCCGCTTCTGCAAGTTGGTCAGCCGTTAAGCGCCACTCGCTCATTGTGATATTAGGGCCTTGTCTAAGGGGAGAACACGCGTCTTGAGGAGGAAAAGCTCCCAAAGAGCATAACTCAATCTCGCCTCTCCGCTTTCCCACTTAGCCCATGCTCGGAACGTAGAACGATACAGGACAGCCGCAGCCTCTGTCTGCGTTAGCCCAAGAGAAAGACGCATTGCTTTTATCTCTTGAGGAGAAGGAGAACGGGGGGGCTTCATAATAAAAATGTTAAGGCAAGGCCCAAAACAATACCCACCATAACAGCCCCGCCTAAGCTAAAATAAAGCTTATGCGTTAGGTGCCGCTCTAAAAAGGTTAATCGTTCGTTAGACATATTGTAGCCCTCTACAGATAGGGAAGGCCTAACGCCATCCTCTGCCCCTCTTATTTATGTAACCGCGAAAATAAAGCAATAACACCAGCCAGAACTGAAACAACGGTAAAAGCAGCTTTCAGAACCGCCAGTTTAAAGTGAAGCCTTCTATATAGGATTTCCTCTTCCAAGTTCTGAACTTCAAGCTGTTCTTTCTTCTCCACCGCGTTTTCTCCCTTATCTCCAGATAAGCATATGCCATTATGGCACATTCATCAAGCTTCTTCTTACCTTCTTAAAGCTCTACCCCATGTCCCTATTCCGCAAAAAAACCACGCCGCTGCCCCAACGGCGCGAACCTGTCGTGCATCCAACGGCTGACGAGAAGTCGCGCTCGTGGCTGTCGGCTATGTTTGGGCATTACACGGCTGAGGATGCGAGGGGAGATGGAGCGCCGCCCTTGGACGTGCGCCTTGCTCCTTGCAAGCCTGCGCCGGGTGTCGTGCCAGAAAGGCAGAGATTGGCCAATGACAGCGCCCTTGATGCCGTGCAGGGACAGATCAGCGCCTATGCCGCCGGCAATGCGGGCGCAATCCAGTCATGGCTGGCGGATGGTTTGGGCTTTATGGGCTATCCTTACCTCTCCCAAATGGCCATGCGTGCTGAGTTCCGTAAGCCATGCGACATTATCGCCCGTGAAGCAACACGGGAATGGATACGATTTAAATCAACCAAGAACATCAACATCACCGATTACGATACGGACGAAGAAGCTAACGCCGCCCGTGAAC